TGCATTTGCTTCAGATGCCTTATTTAGAGTTTCTGAGAAAAAGCCTTTTAGATCGCCTAACATCTTCGCAAAATCAGGTTCATCAACCTTATCTTCTGATACTTCGGCTGCTTTTTCCAGAGTCTCGGCAGGAACGTCTTCTGCTACTGCATCTTCTGCAGGAGCCTCAACTGGAGCTGCATCTTCTGCAACAACGGCTGTCTCTTCAACGGCTACTTCAACTGCTGCATCTACTGCAACGTCTTCAGCAACTACGTTTTCTGTATTTTCTGACATTTCATTACCTCCTTCTGCGTTTGCCTGTTTTGCAATTGTTTGTGTTTCAGGCAACGTAAATCTTGAGTGCTTGTACGCATCAAGAATTCTATCAATCTCTTTTGCTTTATTAACATCTGAACTCTCAACCCAACCAATTAGTTGTGCTGGCTTACCAGATACTGGTGAGTCATATGTCTTCTCTGTTGAGATAAAAACAGAGTTACTGTCTTCACAGTAAAAAATATTTTCTGTTACTACTTCGGTTGCAATTCCTTTAAATATCAATTGGCCATTTACCTTTTGAATAGATAGAACATTGCAAAGCTCATTTGCTGGAGAATCTACAATTGATAATTCAATCAGATCGTAATCTTTAATAAATCTTACTGTCTTGCCATTTGCTTTGTTAACTTCGTTATCTGACTCATTAATCTTTCCGCCGATTGAGAATCCAGAGAGCGTACCGTCTAGAACTTTTTCCCAGGTATCTTGTGCGCCTTTTGAGATGTATGCTGTTACATAAACTCCGTTATAAAATTCTTTAGTTGCTGGGTCGTAAAAAGTTTCTGGTTTAAATGAAACCATCTTTCCAACTGCAAGAGATCCGTGCATCTCACGAATGTTCCCGCGGAAATTTTCAAATGCTTTTACGCTTGCTTCCGCTGTTACAACGTCATTTGTCTGGTCAATATTGTCTAGTGTTGCAAACCCAGAAACCGTTCTCTTTTCACGGTTAACTTTAGTGAAAGGTACAGACAAGTTAATGTCATTGCCATGGCTAGTCCATAAAGACTTTTCAATATTCATATGCTTAATTTTAGCGACTTATAGATAAAAAGGCAAATAACAGTTGAGTAGAGTTAGTCAACCTGTCTTCCGTCGCCCTTGGCATTTCTTCCTTCTCCAGAATTATCTGGGGCAGTTGCCTGTCGGTCTTGGGATCTTTGTCTGGTATTTCCAGCTTGGGCTGTCTGCTCTGCGGCATCCTGACCCTTTAAATCTACTACTTCATCCCCGCCTTCAAGAGGAATCATACCCTTTCTAATTCGAACTTCATTAGGGGTAATTACTTGCATTCTTAAATATCTTTCGTCAATCTTAGACTGGGTGTCTTCGTCAGTAAGAGTTAATTCATTAAATTTAAGGGTTAATGCATCTGTCTTTTCCTCAAATATTTTATTTAATTTTTTCTCTAAAATCATTTGTGCTGGTCGGCAAACCTGCTCTTTAAATGTTTTATCTGCATCTCTTGCTACTGCTAAATTAACTCCTTCTGGGGTTCCAATTTTATTAATTGGGACACGGTGGGCCAAAAGGATTTCATCTCTATTTGATTTGCGATAAACATTAAATGAAGACTCCTGTGGATTTGCTTCAACAGGCTCCATTTTAAATTCGGTTTTTGAGTCTGGAGTATCTCCTGGAAGTGGAATATATAGGGATCTGTGATTCTTTCCCTTTAGCCCAACCTGGAAAAACTCAAGCAATTTACGCTCTGACTCTGGAGAAAGCTTTGCTCCCTTTACTGTAATTATATATCTAGGGACCGCCTTGTTTTCAAAGTAATCAAGATTATATCTTCCAGATAATTCGTTACCTGCCAAAGAAACCTGGGCTGCAATAATATCTGCAACTCCGTAGTAGTTGTTCATTGGAGTATATTTCTTTAAATGAATAATTTCATTTGGGCGATCTTCTTGTCCAGCAATTGGATTCTCTGTTTCTGAATCCCCAAAGTTGTTAAAGTATACTGCCTTTCCGTAAAGCAATTGAATAAATCCGTCTCTAAGTCTACGCACACGCATTGTCTTTGCAGGAATATGACCGATATATCCAATGTTTCCCGCTGTGGTTCTTCCTATTTCAATATAGCCGTTTCCAGTTGCTTCGTAGTCTGTAAAGACTTTAATTAGTGTTTGAGTAAATGTATCTTCATCGTTTGTTGTATCAAGCCATGCGTGTAGATCTTGTCTTAACTTACTTAGCTTTCTACGTGCTCTTTCAAGAGACTTATCATCTGTAAGTGAATCAATAGCATCGTTTGTTTTCTTTGTTTCTATAAAATCATATCCTAACCCAACAATGTTTGCCACCTTGGCATTAATTGCGGCATAGTTGTATGTTGAAATCTCGTATACTTTTGAAAGGTATTCCAGGTTGTATGGAGGCTCTACTAAATCAAACATAGCATAGCCAGTAATTGCTTGTGCTAATAGGTTTTGTTGTGTTCCAGTTTCTTCTCGCCCAGTAAATGACTTAGAAAACTCTCTGTTAATTTTACGCTTAAAAGAAGCCCCTAGTCCTCTTACCTTTTTTAGATCTTCTAGGCCTGCTGAAAACGGGTCAGTTGTTATTTCATTTTTTTCTAACGAAAGCCAATCCGCGTTGTTTGAAATATTAATTATGTTTTCTGAGTTATCTTCATCAAGAAATTCTGCGCTCATCTTAACCCCTTTAGTTTTTTCATTTCGTCCTTATAGTTACCAATATCAAATGGGTCAGGAACTAATCCCCAGTCGAGTCTTTGCTTTTGGTGCTCAAATTCTTCATCATTAATTTTCCTTCTAGCGGAAAGAAATTTAGGCCTGCCTTCGTGTATGCCGAACGTGCTAACTTCTCTAGCCAAAGCATCGATGTTGGATCTATTTCCTTTTTTGGACGTGATTGAAAGAAAGTTCCCATCATCATCTCCAATCCATCTTCCATCTGGCATTTCCCAGACGTATATGCCCAGTATTGACTCTTCTTCAAGAATCTGGCTTTTCATTTTATTGATATCCATATGACTTTATTTTACCATTATTGTCTACTCAAGTCCAGCTTTTTGTCACCCAATGTGACAAATTATTGGTTCTGAAGCACTATCCAGTCATTATCATAAAACTCAACAGAGCTTTCTGTCAATGTCATGGACGAATCATCTGCTATTGTCGCTGATCTTCCAATATGCATGTTGTAATTAGATAATGCCGTAAGGTATGTAAATGGGGTTCGGTAGTAAGAAATGTACTGGTATAAGCTAGAAGGGCCTCCTGTTGCCGAATGATTAAATAGGATCTGCCCTGAAATTGGTCCGCTTGTTACAATCATAACGTGATAAAGCTCGTTTGCGGTAAATACAGAACTTACGTTTGTCTGAGAAGTCCGATCTACACCATTAACATAAATAGCAGATATATTAGATTTAGTAATAGTTCCATTTGTAGCCCAAGAATAGCCTGCTGATATAAAATCCCCATTTGCCGTACTTGATAAAATAGAATTTGAGGTAAGGTCTGATAGTGTTAAAAAGAACTCTACCGTTCTAATTACTTCTGCGGTATTGATTTTAAATCCTGATCCGCCTGCCGTTGTTAACCCATTTAGCTTTTGGCGGGATAGGATAGGATATTGAACTCTTCCCAGAGTAATGTCTTTTGAGGCAAATCCAGGTGTGCCCTCTATTGTATAAATATAATCAGGGTTACTTATTGAGTAAAGAACCTGATCCTTGTAGAAGCACATAAGTAGGCTATATAGCCTTGGAATAAATTTACTTGTATCGGATGATGAAAATGTTATCTCAAAATAAAGGGTTCTTTCAGAACTAAATGATCCTAATTTAAATTGAGGAATTGCTCTTCCGTTAATACAATTTTCCCATGTTGTTCCATCTGTAGAAGTTCTTACAGATACCCCATTATCGCCGTTCCACTCTATCTTAGAGGAGTCCAAATCGAATCCTGCAGGAATTGCTATGGCATCTACTACAACCACGCTCTTAGAGGCTGCAGAGGCCGTTTTATTAATCTCAAGGCATTTCTCTTGTGTATTATAAATTAAATCCTCTGAGGCAAAAATCTCTAGTGGCTTATTGGCAGGATAGGCAAAATTAAATTGCTTGCTTACGCTATCATCATATATTTCAAACAATGTCCCACTTTGTGGGTATGAAACCTGAAGAGGGGATGTTGTGCCAGAGTAATTAAAATGCTCTAAAGTTTTATCTAGGCCTAGGGCATATCTATATACTGCTGGAGCATCTACAATAAACGAATCAGATGCATTTCCTGTTGGACCTAATTTTAAGGTAATTGTTGGGCTAGTAAACTTATAATTAGTTAAAGGCTTGCTTGCTGCAAATTTGCCATTTACATATAAAGACATTTCTGTAATAGAATATGTGGCTACAATATGATGGGATTGGCTTATATTAGGTAAAGTATAATCAAGTCTTTCCGCCTCAAGCTTAAATACTATGTTTCCCTTTTCATAAAATATACCAACATTTTTTGTTGAGTCTGCAAATATGGTTGTTAGGCCAGATGTTGTAATTTTAGGATATAGCCACACCTCTAATGAGAATGCATTATCTGATGAGTTGTTGTCTGCAAATCCGCCATCTGCAGTAGATCCATAATAATCTTTAGTGACGGGCAATGTTATATATTTAGTATTTGTTATGAGGGATCCATTTGCTCCGCCCGAAACAAGTGGTATTAATCCCGTTGTAATTCCGCCCGTGTATGTTCCATTGTTTGAGCACCCAGATACATCCAATGCCGAGGTTCCAGAAGACTCGTCCAAGGGCCAAAAGCCAATAGGGTAGTCATTCATTACTTTAAGTTGATAGCTCATAATTCTATTATACTACATTTAAAAAGCAGTATTTAAGGAACAACTTCTACGCCAGAAATGGTGAGAAGGATACCGCCTGGGATACTAGCCTGAGCAAAAATTCTATCTCCTGGATTTACGACTATTGTAACATCGTGAGAGGTAATAGATTTATCTGGTGCTGTCATATCTGGGAACACCTTGTTATAGTTTTGGGCATCTTCGCCCGCTGGTGCAACATAGATAGAATAGATTAATGTTCCGTTATAAATATTTGAAACAATAATGTTTTTTAAGATTGCTTTATTAGCAAAGGTTTTAAGAGGGGTTGTTGCTAGCTGAGTTAATATTAAAGGGCCAACGAATCTTTCTGGGACATATGCCATTTTGTCTCCTTAGACGATTGTCCACTTAGAAATAAGGTCTCTTTCAACTTGACCGATTTCATAGTCACTTACGGCTCTGTTATAAATAAGAATTTCTCCTAGATCAAACTGACCGTATGTAGATAGGTAACGCCCAATTGCTTGACCTGTCATGTTAGAAGGGGCTCCGTCTGAAGCTCCAAGAGCAACTGTAATTCCATTTCTTCTAACTTCTCTTCTGTTGTTTGTATTGTCATATCTTATAGCATAAAGCTCTGGCTGGCCAACTGTGACGGCTGGAACAATAGCATTAATATCATCATTTCCAAAAACCGCTCTGTTAGATGTTGGGATTGTGTAACCAGATGCTAGGTTAGATCTTGTAGCAGTTCCCTGACCACCAATAATAAATGAGGTGCCAGTCTTTGCTGTTTTAGTTGCAACGTAAAAAAGTGTAAAAGATGAATTTGCAAGCCATGACAATGTTGGATCTGAAAATAGCATAAATTGATTTACGCCGTCAAATCTTAATGCTGGCAATGAGTTGATTGCTGCTAGTATATAAGTAGGCTGATTCGTTGTGGTTGGTTGAGTAAAGTTTCTTAAGTACTGAGATCTTTCTTTTGCTAGGTAGCACTTATTTGTAACAGGAGTTATTTCAAAATTGTCAACAGCTGTGCCGTCTAGCCATAGCTGCAAGCCAAATTGACTGTATCTTGATCTTTTAAATACTGATCTCTGGTTTGATAACATTACGCCTCCTGTAAGGATTCAAATTCTTTAATAGCATCCTTGTTTGACTTTTTTTCTTGTGAAGTAAAGTCTACAAGCTCAACTCTGTATACAGAACCATCTAGAAAATATGGATCACAGAATATCATTTTTTGTTTTGCTGAGTCATGCTCTAAATACTCTAAAACTTCAACCAAGTTATTCTCTTCTTTAAATTCTTCGTTAGGACCTGAAAGAGGAAAAGAAGCATTTGGAAATAAAGTTTTAAGAGTTCCAGATCTTTCTACGGTTTCTGAATTGAGTATCGCATAGTACATTTTAGCCGTGTGTCCATTCATTCATTGGAACGATTGTTGGATAATTTGTAGACTGATATCTTGTATCAAATGAGTATGTGAAGGTTGACTTGAATAGATCAATGTTTGCGCCATTTGCGTGAACAGTTCCATTGGAATCTCTTCCGTACTTCTGAATTCCCGCTGGATCTACAACGTATAGTCTCATGCCTACGTTACCGTCAACGTTAGAAGAACCTGCGTGGAAGATAAACTTATCCTTTTTGAAAGGAACAAGTTGTGCTCCCCAAGATGTGCTTGCCCATTGTCCGATATAATACTTTGAAGGATCTTTAGAGTTAAAGAAAATAACGTTCATTCCTGATTGATAATAATAATATGGTGAATAAGCTGCAACCCAACTATTATCCCAAGTCTGCATGTAACGCATACCGTACCAGGTTCCTTGCTCAATACCATAGGATGTTGTATTTCCATGTCCTCCTAGTGTTGTTAAGGTTCCTGAAGTTGACGCAAAGTTAGGCTGGAATGTTGCATAGCGAGTAAAGTTTGAAGGAACAAATCTTGCTATTCCAACAAGGTTATTGTCTCCCATAACAATGTATGCTTTTCTTCTTGACTCATCATAGTTTTGAGAAGAGTCTTGCTGCCATTGGAAATCGTTGTAGTAATAGTAAGATGCTTGTGTCAATGCCGTTGGTGTTCCAGCAGTCTTTGCCTCTAGCAACCATCTGTGCATAGTTCCAGCTGTATAGTTAACTGGATCTAAATCTCTTGTAGTATTTTTCCATACGTGAAGTCTGTAGTTGTTAGAGTTATCTCTAGGCTCTAGAACTGCTAGAGTACTAGTTCTAGCGTTGTAAGAAATAGCTGTGTAGCCAGTATTAACGTTAGTCCAGTTGGCGTAAGTTGATCCCATATTAACTAATTCTAATGGGGCAGTACCGCTTCTAGGATACATTCCTAGTTGAGAGTTTCTGTAGTAAATTGATTGTCTTGGGCGAACGCCTGGCTGTTGAAGCATTGTTCCAAAGAATGGCCAGTGCTCAAGAACATAGTTATACCATACTGAGTGCATGAACTGTCCGTCAGATCCTGAAGCAGGTGCGTGTCCTGGCAATTGTACGAGCCAGTTTCCTTCGTCTTGCTGATAGTTAGTTCCTTTTACTGAAGAGTGTCCCGTACCTCTAGAGTCCTGTGAAGTATTTGTATATCTTGTACCTCTATCAGGCCAGTCTTGACCTTCTGTGTCTGAGTTTAAATATCCGCCATACATAGGCTGCATGTTGCTGCTGTAAGTAACAAATGATGGTTCGTTAGATCTATTTGTGTAAACACCAAATGTAGGAAGTGGTGGATTTTTAGTAACAGCAGTATTTGCGATGTTAGTAATAATTGAAGTTACACCTGCAATAGGACCATTTAGATTCAATGCTGCTGAAGATGACAATAGGATAGATAGCATCTGAGGGCTTGTGTTTAAACCAGCATTTAGGTTGCTAAAAACCGATACGTCTAAATCTGGTAATGCTATTGAAGTGCTATTTGATGATATTGTTGATATTGCCACTTTTTTCTCCTATTTATGTTAGATTTTCAAATCTGAGAATGCGTATGATCCGAAGATTGTTGTTCCGTTATTTCTGGTGTAAAAATTTAAAACTGTTGTGTCTAGTGATAGTACTGGCTGAATGTTTGAGGCACCGCCACCATCCCATACAATTCCTGCTGGCCAGTTAATCGTGTAGCTTCCGCCTGACTTAATTTCCATCTGCCAAAATTGTGCCACGCTTGCTGTATTTGTAAGATTTGAAAAGGCTACTGTAAAGTTACCTCCAGCAATTACTTTGAAAATATTTGAGGATGCTAGGTCTAGGGTAAGGGTTCCGCTTGACTTAGTCCCAAGGTCAGTAAACTGAGAGGGAATATTAAAATATGGCTTACCTTGTCCATTAATTGGAGCCTGAAGGTATGTGTAAGTCCAAAGTGCTGGAACTACTGATTGGGGGGTCTGTGTAATTGGCATGTTATTCCTCTTCTGGTAGATCTAGCTCAGGCAAATCTACTGGGCGCTCTACTTTTGCTTTAATTTCTGGTGCAAGTTCATCGTACTCAGCTTGGTCTGCTATTAAACGCTCACGTGCTGCTTCGTGATCTGCAATTCTTACTTCGTTATCTGTCATTCCTGGATATCTGTCAACAACAACTCCGTCAACAACTGATAGCCTATGAGGCAAGGCTGTAACGATGTCTGTCTCGTATTCTCCGTTTTCATTAAAGGATGCTACTCCACCATAATAATTAAATTTCATTTTTTCTCCCCTTATACTCTTCTTGTCCAGTGCGCCAGTGTTTGGAGCCCTGGGTAATTTGTGCTTGTGTAATCTGTATCGAATCTACCCCATTGTGGATTAGCTTCCATTACAAGACTAGCACCGTTAGATATTGTACCATTTGTAATTCTTCCTTGCAATGCTGCTTCTGGCTCAATAATAAATAGTCTAAGCCCATAAGCGTTATCTACGTTGTGAGTAGAGTTGTTAAATAAGAATTTGTCTTCTTGGTATGGAACTAGCTGGCATCCTTGCTGGCTATTTCCTTGCTGTCCAGTAAAGTAATTTCTAGGATCTCTTGTATCGATAAAGTATACATTCATTCCTGAGCCATAATAGTAGTAGCAAGAATATGCGGCTACCCAGTTATTATCCCAAGTAATGTTGTGTCTCATGCCATATCTTTGTCCCTGCTCTATTCCATATGAAGTTGTTAATCCAATTGTATTAAAAGACGTTGTTAGCTGTGTAGTTGCTGGATTGAATGTTGCATAGTTGCATGCATTTGATGGAACCATTCTAGCCATTCCAATAATTCCGTTATCGCCAGCTACAACACGCATACGATATCTTGATTCATCATAGTTCTGGGATGAGTTAGCCTGCCACTGGAAGTCATAGAATGCATAGTTACAAACTCCAGCGCCTTGACCTACATCGAGAAGACCTAATTTTGCTTCTCTCAAGAATCTATCTAGAGTTCCTGGGTAGTAGTTATCACTGTTTAAAGATCTATCTGTTCCTTCATTTTTCCAGATATGCATTCTGTAGTTATTGGCTCCGTCTCTTGCCTGGACAACTACAAGTGTTCTAGTTCTATCGTTATAACATGCTGAACCGTAAGTTGTTCCCTGGCCAGTCCAAGTTGAGTATACAGAATTATTTAGGTCTATATTTTCGTAGAATCCTTCGGCAATTCCACGTTCCATAATTCTTAATGTACTGTTTGAATTGAACAAAGAGAAGTTTTGTCTGACCCCCCGTTTACCAATAATAACTCCAAAGTAAGGCATGTATGACTGCATTGCATCAGGATTTACTGCGGTAGAAGTTCTGTTACCCGCCATAAGTCTCATCATCCAGTGTCCGTCTGCCTGTTGGAATGGTGTTGCTTGACTCCAAGATGTAGTTACTGTGCTTGAGTTGATGTGTGAGTTTGTATAGTTCCATCCAGCCCATGGTGCCCATAGCTCTGTGTCAGTATGCTGACTTCCTGCATCAATTGGCTGTAGCTTACTGTTGTAGATATTCCAATACGGTCTGTTATCTCGGCATGAATAGGTTGCAAATGTTGGCAAAGGGTTTACAGAAGGAAGTTGTGCAACTGCAGCATTTGCTTTTACAATTTCTGCTTCTAGTGCTGCCTTGCTTCCAGTTGCTGCAAGATTTGAAAGAATCGCCGCAACTGTTGGATTTGCTGCCAAAGCCGCAACGGTCTGGTCTTGGACTACCTTATCTAAACCAGGTAGAACAATTTGCGTAACTGTATTTGCAACTGCCATTTTTTATTTCTCCTAAATATATTTAATTAAATTGTTGTTATTTTTACGCCAGAAATAAATGCTGTTACTGAGGTTGCGTTACCTGCACTGAGAATAATTGCATCTCCTGCATTTAGAACCTGCTTAACATCGATTACTGTGATTTGACGAGGTGCTAGGTCAATATTCTTAAAGAAGAAAATACCTGCGAATTTTGCGCTTGCTTGTTGTGCTACGTCGGTAGTGTTGCATAGGGTAATAGATGTAATAACATCTGTCTCTCCTGCTGGGACGGTGTAAACCTGAGCCTCAGTTACTGAAACGCTTCCTCCGAAAAGTCTTGCTGGTAAACTAATTTGTGCCATTTTATATTACTCCCATGTTTACGAATAGATT